TAAATATCTTTGAGAGGTCTTGGATGTTTTGGACATTGAGGCTAATGCTTATTTCCTCATCTTGGAATAAGTCAAGGCGATAATCCCCAATGTAGATGTCTACTTGGTTCATCGGATAAGGGTACGCTCGTTAAAGGCAATGTCAAAGGTGAGGGTGTAGTTGATGACTTTTTGGTTCACCTCCTTTTGGTAATCTACACTTCCTCGTTGGGGGAATGCCGCTACCCAAGACCCGTCTAATAGGATAGCCACTTGCTCACTCATCATAATATCTTCCATCACATCGGCATAGGCTTCCTCTACCCATCCAGTATTCATAGTGATGGTGTTTCGGCTATTGATATTGAAAGACTGGTATTGGGCAGTTTGTGTAGAGGCGGCGGTGAAGCCATCTTGGTAGATGCTGCGCTTGTACTGTTCGTTGGTGAAGTTGCCTTGCTTCGTGCTTGTCTTAAAGAAGGTGATGAAGTCAGCCACTCCGTAGCGGTTGACAAACGCCACTTGGTAGGGTGTGTATTTAGGTTCGCATACCAACTCGTAGCGGATGGTTGAGATGGTAGCCCCCGCGCTATTCTTTAGGATGATGTCGTAGTAATCCCCATCGCTATGAGCAGAGGGCTTGACACTTGACGAGAGGCTTGTGTTATCCTCCAAGTTTTGCGCCCCCACACCGATATAGACCACCACATCTTGGGTGTAGTTTGAATAGGTTAGGGTCTTGGTCATATCTGCCGTGCTTCCATCGTTCCATAGGATTGTGGCTTTGGCAATTAGATTAGAGGCATTATTATACACGCCAAGTACCTCGTAGTTACTCACCTTCACAAAACGCTTTCTAGCTACGGCTAATAGCGTTGTATCGTATTGTGAGTTTTGAATGTTATTCCAACTCGTCCACCCGTTGGTGGTTAAGAAGGCGTATGTTGTGCCAGTAGAGTGCGGGGCAGATGCTGGGGCTGCTCCATTATCTGAATAAGTCCAATCACCCGTAGCGTTAACCCATAACACCTCACCATAGGGGCTTTGTGTCCACCCCGTTTCCGTGTAGATGTCAAAGTCGTGTAGGAACTCGGAACGGATTAAATCCGACACCTCAAAGTTGATGACCTCATCAATGGAATAGGACTTGCTCAATGAGTAGTTATTAGAGGCGGGGGGTGATGCCTTGCTTCCAGCCCATACTTTTATTTGTAGGGTCATCGCATCCAGCGAATCGTTGGTGAGGGTGTTGTTCTTTCCCGTGTAGAAGATAGGGTTTCGTGCCATCTTCAAAGATGAGGGACGGCTAATGCTGGGTGTACTCATTGTTTTGCTTTATTAAGCGACACTAAATAGTTTTCTATATCAAGAGCAAGTGCTTGCTGCAAAACTTCAGGCAGCTGCTTATCCATTAAGTTAAAGGGGTTTGTGATAAAGTGCGTTTGGTTTATACCCTTCCTCTTTACGCTTCTGGCTATCACATAGGCCAAACTTTCGTAGCTCTTTGTTGTGATGCCTCCCTTTTTATATTGACCACCTACATCTTTTAATCGTATTCTTTTTGCCCGCATCCATTCAAAAATTGAATACTGCATTTCAGGGCTTACGCTTTCGTTTTTAAAAGAAAAAGGACTGGGCTCAGGTGTTTTGTGTATGGTTCCGCTTACCCCCTTATCTACAAATTTGCCATAGAAGTCCATTAAGATTCCAATGGTCAGCTTGTCCTCGTTTACCTCTGTGCCGCTTGTCTTTAAACTGTTTCTAAGATTTCCCGTTGCATCAATGCGCTTGCGCTTTGCTTTGCCGTCATTTTGCACAATGGTTTGAGTAGCCCCCAAATTGACTTTGGCTTGGCGCACTACTTCATTGGCAGCTTTTTGCAAAGCCATTTTTATGTTATCCAGCTTTAGCATATTGAAATCTCATTGTTTGCCGTTTGGATTTCTACGGTCATGTTCCACCCAGCTAGTTTATTTTCAAAGCGGTCTAAGAAAGGTGTGCAAGTCAAAGAGCTAGCATCGGTGATTTGATAGAGGTCAGTATTCAGCTGCCCTTTAACCAGTTCTTGTGCTAGATTATTTAATACTACCAATGTGCTATTTAGTACATCTTGAGTATTGTCTATTCCTAAAAATGGGTCTTGGGTCTGTCCGTTGGGAAGCGTGATATTGCGTAGGTCATCTTTTGACTCATCAACAATATCCATGACCAATATGCTCAGGTTAAAAGAAACCGTGTTAAGGCTTGAACCTTGAAAGGTGGCATCGTTTACAATGATATGAGCTAGCGGGAAGATGCTTTGCTTTTGTAGGTCTATATCAAAAATATCCCCGAAGGTTACTGTATTTACCAGCGGGTGATTTTTCAAATAGTCATTAACTTTTTCTAGGACTAGGTATAGGTTTCTCATTGTTTACGAGTTGCTTTTTCTAATTGGATTCGCTCAATGTCAGCTTTTTCTTTTTCGTAGGTAGCGTGAGTGAAAGCGAAAGAGAGGTTAAGTCTGCTAACTTCTTCAAACCTTGTAGCATCTCCGTTGGCAAGTGCATAGAAGAGGTGATACCATCCCCACCGTTTAGAAAACCCTCCCATTGATGAGAGGTTGCTTCCCTCATCTGCTTCTGCATAGATGCTAGGGTAGCCTTGCACAATTCCGTTCCTAAACGGTAAATAAAATTTACTGCACCAAATACAACGCTTAAAGGCAAGCCCTTCATTGTGTCAGAATATTTACCCGTGCCTTCGTAGCTTTCAATGTTGTAGAGCTGCCCGAACTTATTTACTACGGGTCGGTACATTACCGCCATGACTTTGTGCATATTAGCCCAGTCCCCCATATTGTCCTCAATGTCCGTGTATTCCCCTAAGCTTATATCGTCTAGGCTGGGGATAAATCCGTAGTCCTTGCCATTGAGCTTGACTCGGTTTTTAAAGCTTGGCGTTTCATTGATTATGGCAGCGAGGTGCTGGGCTATCTCACCAATAGCAGATAGCTTCAACATAGAAACTTCCTTGAGTGTAATTCCGCACATAATCTCAATAAGCTTGAGAGTACGAAATTCCTCATCCCCCTCAATGCTCAGCCACTTTTGATACTGGCCTAAGGTGATTTCCTCTAGGGATTCGGGAATGTTTACTTTTACTTTCACGATTAAGTAACTCTAGTTTTGTGGTTCGTATTCCAGCCACACCTTTTTAAGCTCATCAATCATTTGCTGCCAGCGTTTAGGCGAACAAGTACAAGGCTTCCAAAGCTTATGGTTAAAGATGCGGGCGTGGATGGTAGCTATTTGGTCTTGCTCTTCAGGGGTCAAGCTTTTGCTTGAGTTGGCGTAGTAGGTGGTGAGCCAGTCATATTCGCTTTTCTCTAGGCATTCCACACGGCTATACTGGAGCAGCTTGTTAAGCTTTTCCTTTCTAGCCTCACACCCGCAGTCAATACCCGTAGCCTCAGCGAACCAGTCTACCGCAGCTTTGATTCCCGTTGCAGTAGTGATTTGCTCAATGGTATCACCAAGCCCTTTCGCCCGCTTCCTTGTACGAGTCGTAGGCTTCTTTGCAGTTTGTTTGGATTCTTTCTTTTCCATTTTTGATAGTGTTAAAAATTGAACGGAGGGATATTTTGGTTTCCTTAGACAAGTCCCTCATACTCATCTCGCTTTGTATGTAAATGGTAAAAAGCTTTTCATCATACCAGTGCCACGACTTGACCTCTTGCCAAATATCCTCTACCAGCTCTTGCATCTCTTCCTCTTGGCTGGGGTAGTATTCTCCGTAGGTGTCTTTGGGGGCTTGGTTAAAAAACTCTATTCTCTTTTTGGCTTTGGTATAGTCTACCCATAGGTTTCTAAGAGTCACATAAACAAAGAAGGTATTTACCTCATCCTTGTACATTATTTTCTCAGGGTCTATTGAATACCTATCTAATCTTAGGTACATCTCTTGGACAAAATCTTCGGCTATGGCTTCGGGGCAGCCAAAGCTCCTGACCATTTTAACCCAGTCCTTATGTTTGGTGGCAAGTAGTTCTAGCAGTTTCATCGTTTTAAATTTACTGATTTCCAGCAAAAAAAGAGCCACCCCTAAAAAGAGATGGCTCAGCCGTGCAGATGTTCAACCAAAACTCACTAATAGCGCAGCACGGCTTATCGTATGGCATAACGCCCGTAGTTAGGTCTAGAAAGTCGGTTAAAGGTAGCGTATCTCATTGCATCCACCAAGTGGTTAAAGGCATCTATTGGGCGGTTCAATAGGTTTCCGTTCTTGTCCTCTTGCCACTTATAATTTTGCAGCTCCTTTGTTAGGTTATGGCTACCCTTGACAATGTGCAGCTTGTGCCTTTTTAGTATGTCTATGCCAGCCATAACTGAGTCAGCACCTTTGGCAGTGGGTTTGACATTCCAGCCCATGCGGTGCAGTTCCTCAATGCTCTTTGGCTCTGCTGAGTCTGCCCAAATTTCATCGTACCTAGTCATGCCCAGCTCCGTGAGCTTTTGGCTTATGTCTTGGTTGGTGAGGTTGGTGTGGTATAGCTTTTCCTCTAGGTATAGATTGTCCCCATCCTTGTAGACTTTTATCAGTGCGGTGGGGTCATTGGTAAAACCAAAGTCAAGCCCATAAGCTACCACCTGACCTTTTGCTTCTTCAGCTATTTGGAATTGGAAAATGGTAGCTCTTGACATACCACGCTCCCCAAGTCCATAGATACGCCAGTAGTCTTCATCTGTACCCCGTAAGCGTTCTATTTCTTGTATAATAACTGGGTCTAGAAATTTATTGTCCTTGTATGTGGTTTGGTAGAAGTCAGAGTCATCTCTAGGAATTACCTTATCATAAATCCAGTGGAATGACTCAGAAGGGTTGTAGTCCAGTATTATCTTCCCATCGGTACGAAAAACGAGCTGCTGCCAGTCCTCAAAAAATAGTTCGTTTGCCTCGTTAATGAAAAGTAGGTTACGTTTCCTACCCCTAATTTTTTGGGGCTGGTCTAAAGAAATAAACTCCACAAGGTTGCCATTTAGGTAATACTCATGGCTGGACTTATTGTGTAGCTCTTCAATGTAGATGTCATGGATTCTTAGGATTTCCATAAAGTCCCTCATTACTGAAGCCCTAAGTGATGGGAAAGTTTTACGGCATATTGTAATCACCTTATCCGTATGCTCGTAGGTATACTCAAAAATTATCCACATCAAAATGTTATAGGTCTTACCTGAGCGTGTACCCCCTTGCTCTATGGTAATCCTTTTATCACTCTCTTGTAAGTGCTTGTAGACCTTATTCGTGTAAATCTTGGTCATCTAGTATTTCAATCTGAAAGACTTTTTCTCCCATTTTGTGAATCTCTTGCCTTTCTACATAGCCCCGCTTTTTACCCTTTGTCTTTAGGTAAAAAATGGTAGCGGTGGAATTGCCGTCTTTGATTTGCTTATGCAGTTGGCTTTCTGCAAAGTCAATAGCCACATCCCCAAGTTCCTCAACGGCCTTTTTGTATTCCGCATCATCTTGCATCCAGAGGTAGTGCGTAGTGCGACCGATACCTACCGCCTTACAGGCAGCCGTAACAACACCTAATGACTTTTCAAGTGCATCAAGCATTGCCTTTTTATGTTGTTCAGTTTTGTCCATCTATGTTGTATATTTGTTTTGCGAGGGTAGTGTAATGGTTGCACACTTGGTATTCCAATCAAGAAGTGGCGTTCGAATCGACCTCCTCGCTCAAATTAGCCCTCCTCTCTTGGAGGGTTATTTTTTGCCCCTTGTACATCCCAGCACCTATTTCGTCTATTTTATCAAATGATATTTCGGACTTGGTAAGTATACAAGATTTATCTATGAGATATACATATTTTAGTTGGTAACCATCAAATGGTTGCCACTTACGAAATTTATTTGACATTTTAAGATGGTGCGCTTGGATGACGTGCATTGCTTCTCCAGTTTCTGGATTTATTCTCAATGCAGTATTTTCTGCTATGCCTACTAATTTAAATCCACTTGCTCTGTAAATAGTTCCATCACCACATTGAGTTCCATCCGCAAAACTAATTATCCACTTTATTTGAGGGGCATTTTTTTTAATAAGTCGGATACTTATAGCTATACATCTACTTTCGCTATACTTTGGCAAATAGTCATCAAATGCCATACGGTTTAACTCTATAAACTCATTCCATCCCGTATCTTTTACAAGGTTTATAGTCCCTTTTTTGTTTATACTTGGCCCATAACTTAAAACTCCGTGTAACTTTCCATCAAGAAAAGCACCAAAGTGCAAAGTGCTATTTGGCACAACTTTACCAGAGTAGTGATGCTTCTTAACGAATTCATTAGCAATTTTGGCTGGAATGACCTTAACTACTATTTCTTTTGCTCTGCCCATTGCATAATAATTAAATAGAGGGCGTTGCCATTTGAGTTCTCGTTACCAAAGGTTTCGCAGTATTTGAATTCGTCTGTTGCTTTCACGTCTGCAATGGCATTTTTTATTTGCTCCGTTTGCTCATCTGCTAAAGTAAATGTCATTTGCTGGAATGGTGATTTGTCACCATCTGGCAAAGAGAACTCATCACCAAACTGCTCTGCATTCAAATCAAATCCACCAACATCCAATCCCCATTCCGTCAACGCCTCCACATCCCATTCATTGGCGAGCAAATCCCAATCCCATTCACCGAAGCCCACATTATCCTTGATGATAAACTCGGCTTTTTGTTCCTCCGTTAGTTGGTCTGCAATTAGGATATTCACCTCTTGCAGTCCAGCAGCTTGACAAGCCTTGAGGCGCATATTACCACCCAGCACTACCATATTGCTATCCACCACTATGGGTCGCAACTCTAACATTTGTGGGAACTCTTTAATAGAGTTTACTAGCTTCTTGAATTTATCATCCTTAATAATACGCGGGTTGCTTGGGTTAGGTATAACCTTTTTAATTTCTACTTTCATTTCTTAAATAACTTTCTTTCGTGAATATGTTTAAGCCACTCCTTATGGTGCTTGACATCTCCGTAGGTTATATGGCAATTCCTACATAGAGCCATTAGGTTTTCTATTGTGTCGTGGTTGGATGTTCCTCCCATTCCTCTAGCTTCTATGTGGTGGATGTCTACGGCTTGGCGGTTGCATACCTCGCAGGGAATCCAATCCGTTTCATCGTAGCCCATTTCCTGAAGATATAGTTTGGTGTGTTTTTTCATAGGTGCATCCCACTCTTGCTTACAAAGCTAATTCCCCACCATAGCCATCCGATTGATACACAACCATCGCATATAGTTGAGTCGTAGGTGATAGATATGTGGGGTAACAAATGTACGCTTCCTATGTATTTAAAAGTTTCAATAGTCATAATTCATAGACTTTTACATTAGCGGTGTAAGCACTATGCTCACAATCTCGTGCGAAGGTTATTGCTTCCTTCTTTTCCTTGAATGTCTTTCGGGCATTGAGTAGCCAAGTGCTATTCTCAAGGAACTTATCATAAACTACTACATAACTCATTTCTCGTTAGTGTTAAAGGTTTCTATTTTACACTTTGTGGTGGTTTTATCTTACACTTTAAAAAGGTTTGGGGGGAACATAGATACCAACTAACTCACCAAGAGCGTTCCCCCCTCCCCTCATTGTGCTATTTGGCGGTCAAGCCATCTGCGGTACATGTGAGCAGCCATCGCGGAACGCTGGGGCTTGAACCTATAATTAGGCTTCAGCCTAGCCATAGCTATGCGTATAAACTGCTCTTGCAATGTTTCTTTCATTTTAGTGTAGCTCTAAGAATGTAACTATCTAAATCATTGTGCATCTCAAAAAAGTGCTTGTATGTTTCAATAGCATTCTTGAGCTTCTTGTACCCCTTATTCAAAAAGGAGTTTTCCACATCAAAGATGCCCACATCGCAAGAGTCCTTGTCAATGACTACAAACTGGATAGTGTCTACATCAAAGAGCGTAGTGTAAATAAAAGCCTGAATGTCATACCCATATTTTTCAGCACTCCATTCAAATTTGTCTATCTCTCTTGTGGTTTTAAGGTCAGCCACAAAGCTATATTTCTTGTCGTAGATGTCTGCCTTTGCTCTAAAAGCATAACCCTCAAGCATTTGTATTTGTGGTACTTCAAACTCTGAGCCACTAAGTACATTAAGGACATACTCATTGCGTAGAGCTGCATCTACCAGCCTCATATTTTCATCATGCTCTTTGGCAGTCAGTACAATTTTTTTGCTTTTGGCATTGCCTTCTTTAAAGGCTTTGGCTACTCTGCTCTGCACATTGATAATCTCAAACCTTTCATCAAAGAGGTGAGGCTCTAAAATCATTGTATGTAGGAATGTGCCTACTTGAAGGGCAGTTGAGTTTTGCTCTTTGCCATTTCTTACAATGTTATTGTAGCTCTTGGGGGATTTCTCCAGCAGCTTAATAGCTGAAGAGCTTAGGGCATTCTTTCCCAAGTGACCGTAGTAGAAATCGTCATCTACCATTTTTTCTAGTAGGGCTGCCTTGTCCCACTGCTCACCGTTTAATAGTGTAATCATAATTCGTGATAGTCTTCGTAGTTGCATTCAAGGCAGATGCCGTTGTAGTCAAGAACCGTGTAGCAGTATTCACAACGCTCTGGTTCTCCATAGGGGTCGGGGGCTCCAAACTCACTGCACATTACTAAAAAGATTGTCTACGCTTACTTGCTCAAGCGACCACTCATAGAGGGCGTTATAGGCTGCGTCGCAGATGTTGTTAATTGGAAAGTTGGCATCCGTAAAGGTGGTATAGTTCAGTTCTTGTACTATCTCAAAGCAATCCGAATAATAAATAACTGCATCGCTAATCATATTGAAGACCAAGTCCCAACATTCTTCTTCGTTGGTTAGATAGCCATTTTTCAGTTGACGAGCGACTTCTTCATCACACTCGCGAACCCATTGCCATTTATTGAAACTCATTGCAGCAAGGAATTAAGAAGTGAAACGATGGCGAATGGCGTTAGAAATAACACCGTAATCATTGCGAAGCCAAAGGCATAGGCCTTGTAGTCTTCTAAGGTTTGTGGTTTTTTCACTTTAGTGAGTATTTTGGTTTACTCAAATATACACACTTTGAACAAAAAACAAATATGTTCAAAAAAAAGAGGGCTACTTGCCCTCTCTCCAGCTTGTGTAACAAACCGCTAGTCTTTGCTCTTGGTCGGGGAACTCACCAGCTAGCTCACTCATACAACGCCCTATAAAGTCTTGCTGGTCTTCTTGGGCTTGGGGTTTAGGTATTGGCATATCTTAAAAGTTTATATGATTTTAATTCTTTCAGGTCTTCAAGGTGCAGCTTTGTTAGTACATCCTCTCTGCCCTCTCTTTGGTAGAGGTTGCGGTGCGCCTTGTCTTTCGTTACAAAATCTGCACTTACATTTTCAATGCACCATTCCAAAAGCTCTTGCCTACGGATTACCACAAAACCACCTTCTTCGGCTATGTCAAAAGCTATAAACTCAGCCAGCCCATTAAGCCAACCCTCATCTCCCCTGACATTCTTGAACTCTACCCAAATGCTTTTGGGGTGACGGAGGCCCTTGACATCCACCCCGTACCAATCTGCATCTTTTCTCTTTACCCAGTAATCTATGTGGGAGTAAATGTCTTCTTGGGCAGTTGCTTTCTTGACTTCGTAGGCTATTGCTTCGCAAGCCTCTATAAACCTTTTTTCAGCAAGGTCACCTTGTTGCCGTGAGTAGTTTCTGCGTTCCTTGCTGACCATTTTTTAGATGTGGTTTAGATGCTC